CTCGAATCCGCAGTCACCACGATCCGCGCCGCCGCACCTGTCGATGACGCGCCCGAGGGCTACGCGGAGAGCGTGGCATCGATGTACGCCGCCGCGAAGGACTCGATTACTGCAATCGAGCAGAGGCTGGCAACGCAGGTCACGGCTGAGGACAAGCAGCCTCGCGTCACCCCACACTCCCTCGCGGAGTACCTGAAGGTGCCGGATGGCATGGATCGAATGGCCGAGGCCGCGATCCCGCTGGCGCTCGTTGAGGGCGCATCGTCCGGTGGCCCCTACCGCTTCAAGATGTTTATGATCGGCTCGGGTCGGTCTGGCAACGGCGTGGACTACAGCAATGAAGTCCTCCGCGAAGCCGCACCGCTGTTCGAGAACAAGCCGATCTACGTCGATCATCCAGTGAAGAAGGATGACGGCTCTTGGGGTGCGCGTTCGCTCACCACCAAGGCTGGATTCTGGGAGAACGTCCACTACGCTGAGAACGTGCAGACGCCCAAGGGCATCCGCAACGGACTCGTCGGCGAGGTGGTGATCTTCAAGAACGGGCCGCAGTCTTGGCTTGGCCCCTTCATCGCAGAAGCAATCGAGAGCGGCCACCCTGAACAGGTGGGTATCTCGATCTTTGCTGCTGGCCCAACGGTTCTCAGGCGAGACGCCGGTGGGCAAATCTACAAAGAGGCGAAAGCGATTGTTGTGGCGGCTTCCGCCGATGCAGTCGCTGAACCGGGGGCTGGTGGCTACCCCCTCAATCTAGCCGCAGCACTAGGAGTGGATGCCGACGTGGATGCTCTCAAGGATCTGTCGGTGGACACGCTCAAGGAGTTGCGTCCTGATCTGTTCGCTCAGATCATGGCCGAGGCTGCTGCGGCGTCCGCTGACCCCAAGACGGAGGATGACCCCCCGAAGGTCGATCCTACGACGACTCAGCCGTCCGCTGAGATGGCGGCGTTCGCCGAGGCTGCGAAGGAAATGCAGCGGATGGTGTTCGCCACGAAACTCGACCAGCGGCTCAGTCCGTTGGTGGAGGCTGTGCAGACCGCGATCCGCGAGGAGATCGGTGACGAGATCGTGGATGACACGAGGCTCGGGGCCATCATCGAACGGAACAAGAAACTCTACGAGACGGTGCTCGCTGAGGCCGTTCCGCAGGGTGGTGGAGGCGGATTCACTGTGCCGTTCGGCAGCGTCCGGATGGGTGCTGACCCGCTGAAGCAGATCGTCGCCGCTCTGGACGACTTCTTCGAGGGGCCGGTCGATGAGGACATGGTTGGCAAGTTCCAGCCCATCCGCTCGATCAGCCAGTTCTACGTCGGCGTCACCGGCGACCAGAACTTCACCGGCTACTACAACAAGAAGTTGTCGTGGATCGGTGAGCACCTTGAGCAGCCGTGGGAGAACTTCGCTGAGGCGATCCCCACCGCGCCGAACATCATCGGCGGCGGCACGCTGACGTTCGCCAACCTGCTCTCGACCAGCGCAACCAAGGCGCTGTTCAACTTCTATCAGGAGCAGGAAAAGTGGTGGATGCCGATCGTCAAGCGCGGTCGGGTCAACAACCTGAAGCAGCAGGATCGCATCCGGCTGCACAACTTCGGCACGCTGACGCCGCGTACCGTTGGTGGGCAGGAATACACCGAACTCACTTGGGGTGAGACGGCTGAAGAACTGCAACCCACGGAAGTCGGTAACACGGTTCCCGTGTCCCGCTGGGCCATCATCAACGATGACCTCGACGGGATCAGCAGCCTGCCGAGGCTGATGGCGCAGTCCGCCACGCTGACGCTCAACGAGGCGCTGTCCTCGCTGTTCACGGCGAACGGCGGCACCGGCCCGGCGCTGGTGTCGGACAGTGAAAACATCTTCGATGCTGTCGAGCATCAGGGCAACCTGCTCGATGAGGAACTGTCTCGCAACAGCCTCAAGGCCGCACGGACGATCATCCAGAAGATGAACAATGACGCGGGCAAGCGCATCGGCCTCAACGCGAAGCACCTTCTGGTGCCGATCGACCTAGAGGATCGTGGCTGGGAACTGATCAGCACTGAGCGCGACCCGGACACGGCGAACAACGCCCGCAACATTCTGAACGACCCCCGGCGCGGTATCACCTCGCTGATCGTCGTTCCGAACTGGACGAACGAGCGGAACTGGTACGTGATGGCTGACCCCAGCCAGATCACCGGCATCGAACTCGACTTCCTGTTCGGCAAGGAGGAGCCTGACTTCTTCGTGCAGGATCAGCCGGGTACGGGTGCTGTGTTCAACAACGACGTGATCACCTTCAAGGTGCGTCACAACTGGACGACCGGCTGGCTCGATTACCGCGCCGCTGTCGGCTCGGTGGTGGGCGACTAGGGCTAAGGATAACCCAAGTCCAAGTCGGATCAAACAGTTAGGCTAGAGGAGAGGGATCGAGGCAAGTAACGCGGAGTAAGCGTGAACGCCTCGATCCCCTTCCCATCTGACCACGAGAACAACATGAGGAGACTGCTGTGGCTGCTGGCGATGCAACTACGGGTCTGCCGAACGGAATCCGAATCGGTGAAGGTGTCCTGATCTTCGCGGGCGCAGGCTCGCCGGAGGATGGCACCACCGGGGCTGGCTTCGCTGGCACAGGCTCGATCTACGTGAGTGAAGCCTCTGGTGCTGCGTATCGCAATACCGGAGACAAGGACGAAACCGAGTGGGTGCTGATTGGCACCATCGCTGGAAACATCGATACGGTCTCTATTGTTGATCTGGCGGTTACGACTGCTAAGATCGATGATGAAGCAGTTACGACTGGTAAGTTGGCCCCGGCTGTAGCGGCTGCAATCGCTACCGGCCCTGTAAATGGGTACAGCGGTGAGTTCGACAAGGAAGCCGATGGTGGCACCGAACTTCTCGCCAGCGCACTCGTGAACCGGGCGGTGATCATCCAGATCACCTGTACCGAGGACTTCGCGGATGGAGACGGCGCCAAGACAGCGTTCGAGATCGGTCTGGATGACGGCGATGTGCCTGATCCGGATGCGTTCACGGATGGTGTGGCGTTTGTTACTGCTACGGAAGGTGATTCGTTCGTGTTCCACGGCACGGTGCCTGCTGGTGAGGCATTGACGATTACCGCAACCGCCGCTACTGGCACAGGCACCGGGGCGCTCAAGGCCACGGTGGTGTCCGCTGCTATCGCAGGTGCGTAGTAGATAACAACCACAACGCAGATACCGACCGCGAGAGGTAATCCGATGATCACGATGGAAACGTACAAGGTCACGAGCACGGCTACCGCCGAGTTCACCGCCCTGTTCGATCAGATCGTCGGTGAACTGATCGCGGTCGGTGTCCGCGTCAAGCACACAACCGCTACCGCAGCCGTCGAGATCAGCACCACTGGCTACACAATGCCGAAGCAGGTAATCGTCCCCAACCAGTCCGCTGTGGACGACGACGGCGTTGTCTACTACCCGGCAACGGATTGGGGCGACTTCGAGTTCGACACCGACGCACCAGTCCCGACGCGCGTGTGCGTTGCGGATCAGTTGCAGGCTATCATCACGACCTCCGTGGCCGAGGTCGAGGTCGAGATCACGATCCTCTACAACAAGGGGCAGTAGTGCATGGCCTACGACGCTGCTCAGGTGATCTCGGTTGTCCGGGCCACGATTAGCAACGTCGGCCCGTATCAGGTCACGGACGCCCAGATCAAGGTATTCGCGCAACAGGCACTACGGCGGCTGATAACGGATCGGCCCCGGCAGATGACCTCGCTCATGCCCGGAACCGGCAAGCGATACTACGACGCCGCTGAACTCCCGCTCTGGGAGCGCGGCGTATCGATGCTTGTCGCGGTTGCCAACCCCGCACCGAACGTTGAAGTCAACGCAGATATCGAGTGGGCGATTCCGCAGTCCATCGGCTTGATCGACATTGCTGGTACACAGTACATCGAGATCAAGGATGGCGTGAGCACAGGCCGAGACGCCCTTGTGGTGTACACCGCGCCGTGGACGATTGCTGATTTGTTCGACGCTGACGACACCACGCTCGAAGGCCGCTACGAACCCGCTGTTGAGTACCAGACCGTCTCGATCACCGCTATGTCGCTTGCGATCAAATCCGCTGGCACCACAGATCAGGCGCTACCCTCTGCTGACCTGTTGAACTTCCGCACCAAGGAAGCCGAGTACCGGCGGATGGCGCAGGAGTACGCGAAGTTGTACGCCAGCGAGATCAGCGCAACTGACGACACGCGCAAGGCATTCATCACTCGTGGGGACTACGCAAAGCGATCCCCCTCTCGTGGTGATTCCTACCTGACACACAGGAGTTGGTAGGACTACCGCTATGCCAATCGCCCGCACCGCCATTCAGGACACGATCCAGTCAACCCTTCAAGGGATAGTTGGCGTTGCAAACGTACACACCGATGAAGTCCGTGTGAACAACATGAACGACATGAAAGCGAAGTACGAGCAAGGCTTCGATGAGTTCCTGCAACTGTGGACGATCCACCGCGTCTCGTCCAACCCACACACCGCTGACACACATCGCGGCCAAGTCCCGATCTCCGATGTGAACTTCTACCACAAGTTCAGCGTCGAGTTGTTCTGGGCATACAAGGAGGAAGGCGGCGAGACTGCCTTCCAGAAGTTGATCGATGACGTGCTCGATGTGTTCAAGGTGAAGCGCACCCTTGGAGCGTTCAACACCTCTGCACCACTCGCTTTGACCAACATCACTCCCACATGGAGGCATGGCGTCTTTGGCAAGGTCGCGCAGTTCGAGGTGACAGTCATTGACGCGCAGCGTGCCCTTGCGTGGGAGTAGATACTCATCTAATCTGAGCGATAACCGGGAGGCCGCGACATGCGAATCTACTGCAAGTACGACAACATCGGATACTCCTCCACATACACAGTGGAACAGGTGATCGTCCGAAACCACGTCGCTGAAGTCGATGACGAGGAAGGATCGCGGCTCGTCCTACTGGTGCCGGAACTGTTCCGCGTAAAGCCGTTCGAGAAGCACGAACTCGTCGTCAAGGTTCCCAACTCGCCGCCGCACTCGCAGCAGGCATCAACCGAGGAACCCGCGCCGATCCAGCCCCCGGTGATCGACCCGCCCGCTGAGAAGCCTGCGGATGAAGTCAAGGAAGCCGTTGCTGAGGCCGATGACGCCAAGGCCGAGTCGGAGGACAAGTAACGATGGCTATTCAGGCACGAACGTTTGAGCAGATCGTCGCTATTGGCAAGGAATCGACGTTCGGCACTCCGGTGTCGCCGACGTTCGCCATGCCGATCACGAACTTCGAGGCGACTGACCAGATCGAAGCCAACCTCGCACAAGGTCGCCGGGGCGTTCCGAGCGTCACGTTCGGATCGGTTGCGGGCACCGGCCACTGTGAGTTCACGCTCGAAGGCGAGTGCTACCCGGCTGCAATCGGCCACCTTCTGTTCGGCATCCTCGGTGCGGATTCCGTGTCTGGCTCTGAGGCTCCGTACACACACTCGTTCTCGAACGCGGCCACCCCGCCGTCGTACACGATTGTCGAGCGGGTGATCAACGCCAACAGCGGCTCGCGGCGGATCGCCGGGGCGCGGTTCGGCCAGTTGACCTTCTCGTGGAACGCTGGTGAGGGCGTCATCGCCTACAACCTGACCGGCATGGGCCTGATGACGGAATCCGTCAATGCGGACGGCACGGCTGTTACCGCCGAGACGCCGTGGCCGGGATGGAGGCAGGCTGTAACATCGTCCGGCCTCGACGACCTCGTCGCTGGCGGTGAGATCGCCATCACCCGTGAACTGCAAGTCGTCCACACCGGCGAGGACAACCGATCCCCGCGCCACATCAACGTCGGCCCCACGCAGGTCAACGGCAACCTTCTGGTGGCGGTCGAGGCCAACCTCGCCGTCTACGATATGTTCCGCGCCTCCACCCGGCAGTCGCTGAACATTCTGTTCGATGACGCCACGGCATCGCGGTCAATCGGGTTCCAGATGACGGACTGCTTGCTGACCGCTGCCCCGGCTGAGATCGACCGTGGCGGTGTGTCGGTGTTCCTGCGTCTCAACTTCGAGGGCATCCACAACTCCACGGATGCTGGTCCGATCGAAGTCGAGGTCGAGAACTCGGTCGCGTCCTACTAGGAGGACGATAGGGATCAACAGCACAGGATCGAGGCGTGGTGGCCCTCGATCTCCGAACCTCCTCACAGGGGCCGGGTGCAGAGTAGATTTGGTGTCGTCAGTCTACTCTGCACCCACCCACCATCCTCCGCCCCAAACCCCCACTGACACCGGCAACTAGATGATCTGTCCAGCGGACGGATTGATCTGTACAATCGTGTGAACATCACCCACTAGGGTGTTGACAAGCAGATGGAGACGACATAGTGAGTTTGTTCAAGACGGAAACAGCGGATATCAGCGGCGACCTCAACCTCGACATGGAGGGGCTGGTCGCCAAGGTCATCCCGATCTCGTGGTTGCCTGCCGGGGTACAGATTCAGTACCTGTCCTTCAAGGACGTGGACATGAGCACGGCGGAAGGCGCAGCGGATGGTGTCCGGCTCCTCGGGGAACTCGTGGAGAAGGTCGTGGCATCGTGGAACATGCCTCGGTGCATGGTCGAGGACAACTGTGGCGATGAGTGCGAGCACTCGGATCGGCTGAAGAACGCGAAGGGGATCGACAACCTCGGGGCCAAACTCCCGCTGGCGATCTCTGAATACATCATGGAGGTTGCGAGCCGAGAGAGCGGTGATATCCCTTTGGAGAGCGCGCCCTCTTTGAAGCCCGTCGAGCCAGCCCCATTGCCAGCCGAGTCAACGCCCGTCTAGGCAAGCAGGAACCGTTGCCGCTGTGGTTCACGGTGGCAAGTGCGATGATCTCCTTGGGCAAGGACGAGTGGGAGATCATGGAGGGCGAGAAGCGCGGCGTGTCCCCGGCGATGATGCTGAGGGTCGCGTTCGTGGAGAATCTACGATCCGGATAGGAATCGAGTAGTAGGGAGAGGAGGGGCCGGATGCCAGTCAAGATTCGCGTTGACGCACGCGAGGTATTCGGCCTCTCCTACGGATGGCAGCGCGTGGCTGAGGAGTTCCCGGCCCAGCGCATGTACATCATGCGGGACATTGGCGACTTCGCCCGCGCTCAACTGATGGGCGCGTACTTCCTCGACCTACCGCTGAACCCCCTTATGAACTATCGATTCCCGACCGCGTTCCGTGGTAATTGGGGTGAGAGCGTCCGGCTGTTCGTGACGCCGCAAGGCACCGCGACGATTCGCATCACGTCGCCACTCGACCACATCACCGGCAACACCGGAATCGGTCCACGGGAGTTGGATATCGGCGAGAAGGTCCGCATCCGCGAATGGGCCTACGACAAGATCGGCGTCGAGGGTGAGGCTGATGTTCAGCGCATCATCCACAAGATCGAGACGTTTGGGATTTTTGCGAGGCGGCTGGTCGAGGACGCATTCGGGCGGCAGACACCGCGCGGCCAGCGCCTCGATGCCTACATTCAGTCCACCATCGATTCTAGGCTTCAACTGTTGCTGGACGGAGTAGCCCAATGACGATGGATCGTGACATTGAGGTTACGCTAACCGCCGATCAGTTCCAGAATACTGCGAACCAGATCGCCACGTCCCTCTCCAATATCGCCACTCGTACTGAGGGGGCGATGAATCGTGTTGAGCAGAGACTGACGCGGCTTGAAGGTCGGCTGAGAGGCACAGCGGCGGCTACGCGCGAGAACAACAAGGCCACGTCGTTTATGAACGCGAACGGGGCCAAGACTCAGGCGATGCTGCACAAGTTGTCGAGTGCGGCGGCTGGTACAATGATGGGTATGTCCCTGTTGCAAGGGAACATCACCAACGTCGGGTTCGGCCTGATCTTCTTGCAGTTCGCCGCGCTGAAGGTCGCGCTGGCGGCTGCGGCTCTGACTGTGGTGATCGGGGGATCAGCAGGTCTTGTGGCTGCTTTTACAAAGTTAGAAGCGGCTGGTATCCGCGCCGGTGCGATGTTGGAGAAATCCGGCCAGCAACTCACCAACTACTTCAGGTCGGCAAAGATCGCCCAAGAGATCATGTCTCAGGGGGATCAGTTTGCGCGTCGGTTCGGCATCGACCGCGATCAGGCGCGAGCGTCGATTGCTGAGTTGAATAAGGTTGGCTTGCAGGGTGAGCGCGTGGCGCTGGCGATGGCGAACGCCTCAGCAGCCACCGGCAAGTCGATTGAACAGGTGACTGCGGACTACATCAACGCGATCCGCAAGGGTGGTGATGATCTCAAGCAGTTCTCGAAGGACTACAGCCTGCCGGGGATGGCATACGCGAACTCGTTGGAGTTGGCAGAGGCCATGAACGAACGCTTCGAGGGCAGCGCGGCTAGAAGCGCGGATACTGTCGTCGGGGCGTGGAACAGGATCAAGAACACCGCGTTCGCCACGTTGGAGGCGATTGGCTCCGTGTGGGTTGCATTTATCCGCCCGCTGCAAGACGTGGTGCTCGCGTTCTTGGACAACGTGCTCAGTGGATTCCTTGAGGTTCGGGACGCGGCCAAGGCATCAGGTGAACTGAAGAACAACGTTGATGCGCTCATGGCATCGGTGAAGCGCCTGACGCCGTTGGTGGCTGAACTCGGGCGGTTTATTGGTCGTGGACTGGCGCAGGCGACGATCTGGGCAGCGCGTGGCTTGAAGGTCATGGTGGACGCGGCCAAGACTGCGTTGACGTGGCTAAAGGCGCTGCGAGATCGCGTCGTGAGCATGGCACAGGGGTGGAAAGAAGGGGCCGACGATGTTGATCGGTTCCGTCTTGCGCTTGGCTTGATTGGCCCGGTGGTTGGTCGCGTGCTTGCGCCTCTGGCAAGCATTAGGATCAACTTCCGTAATTTGTTCGGCGGTGCTGGTGAGGAAGGTGTAGAGGCTGGGGCTAAGACGTTCGCTGGCAAGATACGGACGGCGCTGGCGACTGCGTTCCGTGGCATTGCACGAGGTATCTTCCGGCCCGATCTGTTGATCAAGGATATTCTCGGTGGCCTCGCGCGAGTGTCCATGAGTATGATTGGCAATGCGCTCCGTGGCCTCAAGACTGGTCTAATTCTGACGCTGGTGCAGGCGTTGTCTCTGAGTGCTGTTGACCTACTGCCGATTGCTGACAACATCAAGGCGTCCCTCAGCGAAGTCCTGAAGTTGGCCTTCCTCGGTGCAGCAGTTGGATCAGTGTTCGGCCCCGGTGGAGCCGTCGTCGGCGGTATGATCGGCCTGATCATTGCTGGTGGCCTCGAACTCGCGTTCCCCGGCACCGCTGCTAAGATCAACCAGTTCCTAGATGATGTACTTCAGGCCGCTATCGAAATGGGTAGCAAGGCGGCTGATAGCGTCGGTACGTGGATTCAGGAATCCTTCGTACCCGGCTTCCGAGCCGTTGCTGAGGCTGTGCGAGAGTGGTTTGTTGAGAAGGCTCTACCGGCGTTCAGGGAGTTTGCAGATAACGCAATCGAACTATTCGGTCGTGTAACGGACACGCTCAAGGAGTTCTGGGATACCAGACTCGAACCTGTGTTGTCCGCGATCTGGTCATTCATTACTGACAAACTGATCCCCGCACTTGGGCGCATGGCGGATTGGGTAATCGAGCACGTCCTTCCGAGGTTGATGCGATTCGCTACTTGGTTGAAGGATCGTCTCCTCGACGTACTTGAGATCATCTGGATCTTCTTGAAGGATCAGTGGTCGCAGGTGTGGAAGGCCATGCAGGATATCTTTGAGGATATCCAGCCGGTTATCAACGCTGTTGTGGACGTGCTGAAGTGGCTGTGGGATCGTATCACCGATTTGTGGCAGGCAATTGACGGGCCACTTGCGAGTGCGTTGCTGGCATTCTGGAACTTCATTGAGCAGAAGATTCTTCCAATCCTCGACAAACTGATCACGACCTGTCTGAACAAGATCAAGGATTGGGCCGATGACATTCCAAACCCGCTCGCTCTCGTAGCGGCTGGTATCGACGGTGTGAAGCGATCTATCGAGTGGCTGATGGAGCAAATCAACAAGTTCCTGAACAGCGGCTTTGTGGGGGCGCTGGGGAACGTCGTAGACATGCTGGGCAAGGCTGGCGGACTTATAGGTGAGGGTCTGGGCGCGGTCGGCGGCGGTGCTGCGGCTGTGGGCGGCTGGGTGACGGGCAAGGCGCTCGGAGGCACGGTGCCCGGACGCCCCGGCGAGCGTAAGTTGGTGCTGGCCGAGGCTGGTGAGGAGTTCGGCGGGCATCCGATCTTGGCTGGTGGAAGGCCGGGTGGCGGTGGTGGAGCCGGTACGTCGATTGGACACATCACCATTGACCTCAGCGGCGCAGTCATCAGCGATGACCGCGCGATCAACAAACTGGCTGAGGCTGTGGCTGAGTCGATCTTCGGACGACAAACCGGCAGCCGTCGTATGACGATCCACAGAGGTATTTAGGATGGCGTTTGAACTGCTGATCCACGGCGTTGACTACACTAACGAGTTCCTGAAGGAGACGTTGGTGATCCGCGAGTCGCTTCAGGCGCGTGGCTCTACCATGTCGTGCGCGGTGCAGGCTGACGTTGGATCAGTGGTGGTGCCACCCAAGGCAGGCCAGCAAGTCGTGTTCAAACGTGACGGGATCATTGAGTTCGCGGGTCGGGTGTCGAACGTGCTCGAAACTCAGCCGCTCGGGGCCAAGAACCTCATCTACAAGATGAACTGCACGGACTACACCATTGATCTTGATGCACATCTGATCATCCGTGATTATCCTAGCCAAGCCGCTAGTGATATCGTCCGGTCAATCGTGGGTGACGTGGGGCTGGGCTTCACCACGAACAACATCGCCGGTGGCACGATCATCGTCGGTGAACTTGAAGCCGACTACGACCGCCCAAGCGACATGATCAGCCGCGTGGCTGAGAGCATTGAGCACCAGTGGTACGTGGACTATCTGAGGGACATGCATTTCTTCTACGTGCTTGACGAACCCGCTCCACTCGAAGTAATCAACATCGACACGGACACTGACACCTACTTCGACCTCGAACGCGAGGAAATGTGGGATCAGGTGAAGAACCGGATTTGGCTGAAGGGTGCCAAGGTCAAGTCCGACAACCTCGACAACATCGTATTCACCGCTGATGGCGACCAGAAGTTCGTGGCACTCAACTACGAGCCGTGGAGCACGGAGGCGTTGGAGGTCACGGTCAACGGCGTCCCGTACAACGTCCTGCTGGACACGGTTGACGGGCAGGCTGGCGACGGCACGGGTGGCCCCGGCGAGGTGTTCCTGTGCATCGACAATTGGGGCGTGAGGTTCCCAGAAGGCCACCAGCCGTCAGAGGGTATCCCGGTTGAGATCGACTACAACTACGCTAACGAAGTCGTGGTTATGGTCGAAGATCCGGAATCGATTGCGATCATGGCCGAGCGCGAGCACATCGAAGGTGCTCCTTCTGACGGTGTGCATGAACTGAAGTTCGAGATTCCGTCCTTGCGCGTCGAGTCCAGCCAGACCATCTGGGAGTACGGCCAGTTGCTGTTGGCGCGGTACGCGAAGTTGGTGTGGGCGTACCGATTCTCGTCGCACTATCAGGGGTGGCGAGCGGGCCAGAACACCAGAATTGTCAGCGCAGCCCGTGGAGTCGATCACAGGCTGTACGTGACGGGTGTGACTAAGACGATCCGCACACAGGTCGAGCAGTCGCTGTTCGAGTACCAGATCGAGGCCCAGACCTCGCCGTTCCCCGGCTAGAGGATAAGTCAAATGTCAAACATAGACCGACTGCTGGCGAACCTCGACAACTTCTACACGGCTCAGTTCGAGCGTGGGCAGAAAATCCCCAACCGGCTGTTGATCAAGACAATCACCTCCCGTGAGGAGATTTTCGTACATGAGGGCGAGGTCGGCGTTGAGTGGCCGGTGCCATCGCGCGTGTACGGCCCACTTGACATAACGGGTGATTGGGTGAGGTATGGGTCGGGGATTACGGAGTTGGACGCTGGGGGCATTGCCCTGTGGTTCACGCCCAATTGGGATGCGGACGACGGGAACGATCACTACGTCCTGAACCTTGAGGCTGGGGCTGGTGTTGTGCAAGTGTTGTACGATGGCGGCGATCAGCAGTTCGTGGTGCTGCGAGACGATGGTGGTGGAGTTGACGCGGCTAGGACTCCGGTGCAGTCGTTCGTGAGCGGCACGCCGATCTTTCTGAGCGCATCGTGGCCCGAGGACGAGTTGTGGATTGCGGATGCTGCATCGTTTACGGTGGAGCCGAGTACGGTGATCCCAAGTGATCCGAAGGAACGGTATCTGGACTTGCTGAGTGTGGCGGGTTCCGAAGTGCTCGACGCCACACTACACTGGTTGATGATGAGTGAGGACGGATTCACGCCTGCTGAGGTCACGCTACTGATCGCGCAGGGTGTGGTGTATCCGGACTGGCAAGACTGGTCACGAGCGGTGCCGATCTCGTTCTTGTGGGACGGCGCTGGGGTCGAGCATGACGTGATGAGCAACCGCGTTGGCGAAACCACCGTGAGAGTCTAGGACGACAGGGAGACGATCACATGCCTAACGATGAGGTAATCGGCGGCGACCCGATCATCGCTGACAAGATGAACAGCGCGGTGATTGGCGACGACCCGCCCACAGCACCGTTCGAGGGACAGCGGTGGGTTGACACATCGGGCGTCGGTCAGCCGATTGTCAAGGTCTACGACGGCGTGGATTGGAAACCGTTTGGGCAGGACTTGAACTCATTTATCCTGTACGCTCTGCAAGGGAGTTACTAGCATGGCTGTGTACAGGAACGTCGCGCCGGGAGTGAAGAAGAACGTCGGCACATCAGCCGAGGAGATCACTCAGGGTTCGGTCAACAAGAACAACACGTACCGGATGCGAGTGGTCAACAAGACCGCGAGCGCACAGACGTGTACGCTGTGGACTGCGGCGAGTTCGTGGACGACAGGTGATCCTGCGGGCACGGACGATGTGGTGGTGTTCCCAGCGGCGTTCATTGACCCCAACTCGTTCGTGGACGTGATTGTGTGGTTGGCTGGGAACCGGAAGGTTATCGCCAAGGCTGGCGGTGCGAACAGCATTGACCTGTCGTGGGGCGGCGTCGAGGAGGACAACACCTAATGGTGATGCAGTTCCCTCAAGTGTCGGATATGCAGCGACACATCATCAGTCCGCACATCGGTCGTTGGGTGTCTCACCCCGGTACGTGGTATCTCAATCAGTGGAATGGTCAGGAGATCGTCAAGAATTCTGCTCTAGATGCAGCAACCGAAGAAGATGTGTTCAACAACACCGGAGCGAACTTCGCCGCCGGGATGCGCGGTGTTACCACGTTATCCGGCACAAGACTCTCCATAAGCACACCGTCAACACAGGCTATAATCAGCAGCCGTGTGCTTGATTGGCCGTCAGTCCACAATCTTGCACCAGCCAATCAATTTGGTGGTTTGGCAGTCGACGTGGGCTCAGATGGTGAGAATCCGGTAGTATCGCGGGTGAGTTCGACAGCGCCGTTTACTCCGACAGCAGGACAGTTGTTTCGTGCTAGGTTTGGTCGTCCGCCAAGCAAAATCGTTTACGATGGATTGATGCGTCGCACGAACATAACCTACAACGTAAACCGATGGCAGGGCATTTCTGCGATTGGCAGCACTATCCAATCCGCGTCCAACGCGAATGTTATCGTCGGGTTTAGATACGTATCGGCAACAGAGATCGCTGTTTTGGTGGCTGGTAATGTCGTCGGTTCTCTCACGGGACTAACAGCTGGTTTGTGGCATTACTTCAAGGCCACTATTGACCTCATCGCTGAAACCGTGACAACTCAACTCGGTGCTCAGACACCCGTGGTTACATCAATGACTCTACCAAACAGCATCTGGACGTGGGATGTTGTGTGCAATGCCACAAGCGGCACGGGCGGGTCGCCCACCGTCGGCCCGATATCGATTAGGTACGAATAATGATTGTCACGTTTCAACACACGCACGACGACTGGTACAGCGTCATGGTTAGCGGTGTGATGCTTACGGAAATCCGTAGTGACTCGACACCGACATATGATGTGCTGAAGCAACAGCATCTACAGCCAGCACTCGCGGCTGAAGTCAAGCGCCGCTACAATGATTGGGCGATGTTGCGCGAGGCCCGCGCACTCGTTGGCGCACCACCCAAAGAGATCGAAGCGACATTGCTCGCTGAGATAAACGAGTTGCTTGGATACATGCGCTAAGGAAACGTGCAGAAGGAGTTGTGGATATGCCCGGTGGAAATATCAGCACGACGAAGGTTGTGACTCAGGAGGTCGTGTCGCCTGCTGAGGTGTTCGCTGACCTCAACAACCTCTCCGATGGTGGTACGTCGGGGATCACCGCCAAGGTGCGGCCCGATGGCTACATCGAAGCCTACTTCGCCCGCGACGGGGTGAACGGTGTGGAGCCGGTGGTTGAGGAGTACGAGACGGGCAAGTTCCGCGTCGTCCTCCCGCCCGAGTCCGAACCCGAGGAGTAGTCCGGTGCAGGACAGCCCCCCGATCCTCAGTGACGTGCTTCCGAAGTTCTCCGGCCACGTCATTGCCGAGTTCACGGATATCGAGACAGGTGCCGTGCGCCGGGTTGAGCAGCACAATGCCATCACCAATGGGATGCTGGAACTGCTGATCGATTGGATGAGGGGGGCTGGCCCTGCCCACCCGAACTACATCGCGCTCGCGTCGGGCGCGGTTACTCTGAACGACGACGATACTCAGGACAGCGGTGTGGTGCTCACGTCGAGCGGCGCGGATCAGCGACTGGCGCAGGGGATCGAGGTTCCCAGCCAGACCACCGTGAACTCGGTGTTGCTGTACCTGACGCGCGTTGGTGCATCACCCGGAACCTTGCGCGTTGAGATTCATCCTGACGATGGCGGCGGGTTCCCGAGCGGCACGCCGGTGCTTGGTGGGGTGTCGAGCACTGTGTCGATCAACGGCATCGACAGCATCGGCTACGAGTGGATTCGGTTCGGCATGGAGGGTGGCCCGGTGTTGCAGCCGGGAACACCATACCATTTGGTCCTCAGATCAAGCGGATACGTGTACGACAGCGGTGTGTCTGAGGTAACGCTTGGTGTGGATCAGTCCGCGCCGGGGTATCCAGACGGGTCGCTGGCGACGTTCGACGGGGCCGATTGGACAGCGGTGAGTCCGGACACGGACGCCTGCTTCCGAGTGATCCAGCGCGTGTCTGGCAACATGGTAGACGTGGTTGGTGAGGTTCAGCGGAACGTCATCACGACAGCCACCGAACAGACACCAACCACGCTGCGGATGCTATCTGTGTTCAGCCCGATTCAGGCCGTGGGCAGGCACAACATGGTAGGCATGTTCAACGCGCCCTCTGGTGGAGTGCTGACCGCGATTGCGAACATCGATCTTCAGAAGGCCGCGACTGAGGTGATGAACATCTACTGGATTGTGTCTGTATCGACCTAGTAGATCGGCTGGGCCTCGTGGCTCACGCCCTCGCGCCAGTGGACTTCACCGATCTTCATGGGCCAGCCGCACTTGCAGATCAGCGCCCTGCCCTCTTGAGATACCTTATCAGCCACCACCCGAGCCTCGTGTTCCGCACACGGATTGCACACGTCCTCCTTGGTGCCATCCGGCAGTACGTGGCACTCCTCCACGGTCAAGTCCTTGTAGCACAGGCAGCACACGAGGCACTGGTGCTCGCTGAGTTTCTTGCCGTGGAATAGGCACGTCGGATCAATAGGTGCCCGCTGGTGATCTGCTTCAGTCATCGGACTCACCAGTCGCCATCCCGAGATACAGGCGATCCCGTTCCGCGCGACACGATACAGCCATGTCCTCGGGCAGCAACGGCTCTCCGTCGCCCACTTTGGCCGGGTTCAGTACCAGCGGCCTCAGTTTCCCGGTCACTACAAGTCCGCTAGACTTGCAGTTTTCGCCCTTTTTGGCCCCACAGCCGACGCAGCCGTACTCTTGACGGACGAGGGCCATCACGAACAGATCATCGTTGTCGCGCTCCGCATTGCGGAGGTTGTTCTCGCATGTGTAGTTACCGGACGATGAGCAGTACCGCTGATCGCTGCGGGACGGCTTGAAGGTTCGTCGACACACGATGCAGTTCCGCGTAGGAAGATCAACCACCAGAGAATCCTGTCCATACCCCGCTAGATGGATTGAGAACCAAGCACAAAGAGGCTAGGACGGAGGGCGCAGGATCGAGAGCACCTTCTGATCGTCGCCGAGCATGGCTCGAATCTGGTCATCGATGGTGGCCGCGTCCGCGCCAGCCTTGGCATAGCCACCGACAACCTGGATGCCTCGCATCATCCCGACGTACCGGGTGCGAGCGAGTTCGCCATTGCCAGCGTGCTTGTAGGAAGTCCACGACGAGGGAACGCCGTGGTTGGCTGGGGTGAACTTGGCGGACGCGGAGTTGGCGGCTGCGGTGATGCAGAGGCGCACAATCTTGCGATAAGCGTGTCCGAGGGTGGCGCGGTGAGTGGAGGTTGCTGTTGAGGCTGTGGACTCGATCAGTTCTTCCGCGTTAGTCACGCGCTGCCTCCTCGATCTGCGGGAACATGGAAGAATCGGTGGCGATGCTGTCGCCGAACAGACCGGCTCCGAAGTGCCACGCCATTTCAGTAGTGACGATGTTGAACGGCACCTCAGCCATTTCGACGTGAACGCCCAGCCCCTTCTCACCACGATCGATCTGCGTAACGCCGATCACGTAGACAGGCTTGCGGAGCAGGCGGGCGTAGCGGAGTTCTTCCGCCATGCCCTTGCTCTCCATAAACCCATCCATGAGCAGCATACCGAACAACTCCATGCTGGCGATCATGGACAGGTCGAAGTACCGCCACGTCTCGAAGCCGCCGTCGAGGTCAACCTGCGAGGCGATTGGGTGCGAGTGCGCGATAGGCGAGAACGCCACCACACCCTTCTTGATCAGTCCGCCCGTCGCCAACGTCACCATCTGGCATCGTTGCGCTCGGACCGAAGGATCGGGGTGCATGTACGCGCTCCCCACGTACATGATCGGTTGTGCTGCGAGCAAGAAGTCTCCGGCGTTCAAGGGTGTCGTCCTTAGATGCGGGCATAGCCCAATGGATTGTTATTCGTTTAGCAGCGGGAGTATCCGCAACCGGGAGCAGGGCACTTGGAGCACCCCTCCATCATTACGAGAATGTCGCCACAGTCGGGGCAGAGATCGCCGGTGCGGATAGCCGGGGTTCGATGTTCAGCGACCGTCGCCACAGCCGCGCTGAACCTGTCGTCCTCGGGTTCGCCGCTCACGACGGTCACGGTGTTCTTGATCTTCAGGAGCAAGTACCGGAACACGTAGTCGAGGATCGAGGACGCGAACGGCAGTTCCCTGTCGTCGGTCATGCCGGACGGCTCGAAGCGCATCCCAACGAAGTGCTTGGCGAGTTCTTCGAGCGGCGTCCCATACTGGAAGTGGAGGGAGGTCAGGATGGCAAACGCATCCACGAGGGAGCGGAGCGTGCTGCCGTTCTTGGCGACCATCAGGAACACTTCACCCGGCGAGCCGTCCTCGAACAGCGCGTAGGTCATGTAGCACTTGGTTCCGCCGATGCTGAACTCGTGAGTGTGGCTAGTGCGATCCTTGGGAAGTTCGCGGCGGATCGAGGCGGTGAAGCCACGGAGATCAATGGCAACGTTGACGGTGCGCTCCGCTTCGCTCGCGTTGAGCGGCAGAGCAATGAACGGCGTCGAGACAGGGATCGCCTCGCCGTCGTCAGCAGTCTCGCCGGTGTTCGTCTTGCGGACTTCGAGAACCTGCATTGACTTGGAGCCGTCGCGGTAGATCGTGATGCCCTTGCACCGGAGTTCGTTGGCAAGCAAGTACGACTGCCTCACATCGTCCTCAGTGGCATCGCTCGGGAGGTTGATGGTCTTGGAGACGCCGTTGCAGATGTTCTCCTGCCACGCGGCTTGGTGCTTCAGGTGCCATTCAAGGCTGATATCCTGCGCGGTGACGAATGCTTCGAGCGCGTCGAGCGGGGCGTTCGGGAACAGTTCGTGGAGCGGTGCCCCAGCGTTGATCTGGTCAATGGTATCAGGGCTGTCGATCTCGTAGCCGTGCTCCGCGAGCACAGCCCGGAATACAGGGTTGACTTGGATCAGGTCAATCTTCTCGCCGCCCTCTTTGGAGTCAGTCATGCGCCGCACGTAGGCCAGCGCAAACTCAGGCTCGATGCCAGAGGACGTTTCCGCGATCTGGGCAATGGTGCCGGTGGGAGCGATCACGGTACGGTTCGCATTGCGGAGGCGGCGACCGTGCAACTTCTCGGGCAACCATGCAGGCGGGTTCGCGTAGATCGACTCGTCCCACAGCGGGAACGCGCCGCGCTCAACAGCAAGTTTGTGGCTCTCGTTGTCAGCCGCATCCTTGATGTACTCCGCAAGAGCACGGGAGTCCTCGACGGCGAGTTGTGTGTTGTACGGGATGCCACGGCGGAACAGGGAGTTGGCAACGCCCATGACGCCGAGGCCGATCCGCCGCAGGCCCATGTTGACTTCACGAATCTGTGGCAGGGGGTAGTCGTTGACGGTGACAACGTTGTCGAGGAATCTCACCGCTGTTGCAATGTCCAGCGCGAGGAGGCTGTAGTCGATTGTCCAGTACGGCCCGTACTTGTCCGTGGTGTACTTCAGGATATCCAGCGAGCCGAGGTTGCAGGCATCGAACGGGTACTGAGGAACCTCGCCGCACGGGTTGGTGGTTTCGATGGGGCCGAGACGCGGCACCGGGTTCGACTCGCTGTTGTTGATCGTGTCGAGGAAGATCAGGCCGGGGTCGCCGGACGAGTGTGCCATCGTGACAATCTGGTTGAACAGTTCGCTGGCAGGAATGGTGCCGCGCAGGGTGCCGTCGTGCGGCTCGCGCAGTTCGATATCCCCGTCCGTGTCGAGGAGGTGGAAGAAGTGATCGTCCACGCCGACGCTGATGTTGAACCGCGAAATGTCGCCGTCAACAGCCTTGCAGCCGATGAACTCCAAGATATCCGGGTGGTCGTACCGAAGCACGGCCATGTTCGCGCCCTCGCGCTTGCCGCCTTGGGTGACGAGTCGTGAGGTATCGTCAAGGTGCTTCAGCACGGATACCGGGCCGCACGCTCGCCCGTGGGTTGAGTTGACGCCGGAGTGGGTGGATCGGAGCCGCGACAATGAGTACCCGGTGCCGCCACCGAACTTCTGGACAGCAGCACCGTACAGCGCCGCCTCCATGATGCCGTTCTCATCGACAAGGTTGTCCTCGACGGGGAGCACGAAGCAGGCTGAGAGGGTGCCGCGCCCGAGGCCAGCATTCATCAGCGTCGGGCTGTTCGGGAGGAACCGGCGCGAGATCAGGAGTTCGTAGAACTTGCCCGCCCAATACACTTGCTCATCAGGGGTGGATTCGGCGGCTGCTACAGCGTCCGCAACCCGCTTGAACATCTGTGCCGGTGTCTCGATGATCTTCCCGGTATCGTCCCGGTTCAAGTAACGCTTTTCAAGGATCGTGACGGTGTTTGGGTTCAGATGAAGGTCGGTTGTCAACTTAGAGGCACCAATCTTGCAGCAACTTTGTTATGGTTTGGTGTGTCGCCGTCACGTCGCTGTTACGCGCCGAAGTCTCCGCATTATAGTCCGCGCAACAACGCTGGTCAAGAACGATAGCGGATTATCCGCGTGCTTTTAGGGCTTCGAGAATCATGTCAACGCGCGTCTCGACCGGCACGAACGGCGCTGTGAAGTCGGGAACAAACTGCCGCCACTCAACCTCTGATGCGTGCTGGCCCTGTAGAGGATCGTCGCCGTGGAGCGGGTTTGGATCGAGGCGGACGAGGAATGCGTTGAAGTAGTCCTGAGCCACGATGCGCTCGTTGTGGAATCGGCAGTCGTCCGTGATAATCAGCAGCCCCTCGGGGACGTGCATCGTGTGGCCGTCCGTGGTGAATCGGTCGGTCGGGTTGAGGTCGCCCCAATGCGAGAATCGCTCACCGACTGCCCGAGTCCACTTCTTGATCCAGTAGTCGTCTCCGAACAGGTTGCGGCGGATATCCGTACCGTGCTGTTGCAGCAGGGGCCGGTGCTGTTCCTTGAAGATCGGGTGGGTGAGTTGCCACATTGGGATGCCGTACATCTGCGAGACTTCTTCGCGGAGGGCATCTGCGAACGCGACGATCATGCCGTCGGTTCGGTCCACGAGCGCACGGGCTGTGGTGGACTTGCCGGACTTGATCGGGCCGTTGAGGATAATGAGGGGCATGTTGCGAACCTTTCTTGTCATCCAGATGGACGAACGTGCTGCATTGACAGGGCAAGAGTCGCGCGTCTAGGCTCCTAGCCACCGCAGCCCGCTCCGGAAGTCTGGGCGCGAAGCGCACAGGCTGTAGGAGTTGGAGGGCTGGGGGGTGCGAAGGTGAATAGATGCAAAGACACGCGCTGTCAATGTCACGATTCGGCCCTCGCGTTGCGTTCCAGATCGCGGCGATATTCCTTCAGCGCCTCCACCAATACATCGCCGTGGCAAGCAAGTGGCTTACAGTGGCAACGTAATCGCTTCGGATTCAAATCATGCAGTTGCTTCACGAGTTCTGGGTGATCGAGCAGGTGTCCTCCGAACATGGAGATTGCTTGTGCCCGAGTTCGGTTAGCGGTGACGGGCCACGGGTTGCCCCACGGTGAGCCAGTCCCACTTCGTCCGATGTATACATCACCATCCTGAAATGGGGTGTACTTGACGTTGACCACACTTGGCAGATTGTAGTCCGGTTGTGGCGTTGTCATCGGTCAGCCGTCTCTCCCTTCAGCGCCGTCACCCGCATCCGCTTGGATGCCTTGGCGCGAGTCATGGGAATCTCGAAGCCGTGCTGTGAGGCAAGAGCGCGGAGGGCTTCCATGTCTGGCATCTGCCGCCCCTGCTCCTCGACGTAGGACACGCTGTAGTTCTCAGTACGAACCTTGATGTTCCCCAACTGGCGCTCGAAGTTGAGTTTGAGTTCTTCCTGCTGTTGTTCAAGTGTCTTGATCTGCAAGCGGTTGTAGTCGTACTCTTGCGCGATCTCGTTGACGATGGAGTCCTCAGCGGGGGAGTCTGTTGGTAGTGCGTCGAGGATATCATCCAGCGATGTGTCCTCGATGTTCTGCTGAACAGCGGGGCAGTCGTTGTGGAACGGGCACCAGTAGCACTCTTGCGCGTGGCCGTCGAACTCCGGAGGCGGCATGTTGCCTGACCGAAGAATGTCGATCATGCTGATCAGTGCTGGGTTGCGCGACTCGAAGTAATCCTCATCCCACTCGATCACCTCGAAGGCGATACGCTTGTTCTCGGTTCCGAGGGCAACCACAAGGCAGGAGGTTGGGGCCGGGAGGTGATTGTCCAGCAGCATCCTGCGGAACGAATCCGATCCAAGGAACGTGCGATCCTGCTCCTCGTTGTACTG